ATGGGACGCCCTCCAAAGGACATCAAGTATAAACGCGACAAGGCCTCCGGCCGCCTCATGGTGAGTTTCGCGGAGAGCCCGACTACCTACCACATGACGCCCGAGCCGGAGGTCGACGGGGCCCTCGCCTGGGCTAGACGCAATCGTCGCCGTCTTCTCTCGGATCCCGAAAAGCCGCTCCTCTTCCGCGATCTCGCGCCGGGCTTCTTCGACGCTGACGGAGCCTGGTACAAGGACCAGGTGAAGAAGGGCCGCAGCATGACGGAGAAAAGCCTCGCGATTCGGCAGGGCCATATCGTCAACTACATCATCCCGCTCTTCGGCGACTTCGATATCCGCGAACTCAAGGGCGCCGACATCGACCGCGCGATCCTCGACGCGCCGCGTTATACGGCACGCGTCGGCTCAATGACGCCCGCCGCAAAAAAACCGCTCTCGCGGGGGACTCGGTCGAAGCTCCTATACTCGCTGAAGCTCATGTACGACCGCTGGCAGTATCTCGGTATGGTCGAGCAGAACCCAACGGCCGGCATCACGAAGTACTCGAAGGACCCCGAACGGCCGCGATCTGCCCTTCCCCGAAACGCGCTCGAAAAGCTCTTCCCCGCGACGCACGGCGAACTTGTCCGAGTCTGGGGCTCCTCCATGTGGGCCTCGCTTATGCTCGTGCTCTACGACACCGGCAGCCGACCCGGCGAGGTCCGCGCGGTGAAGTGGAGTGACTATTACCCTGAGGAGCGCTACCTCCCCGTGCGCAAAGCGATCGAGAGTGGGACTACGTCGAAGATCAAGGGGACTAAAGGCGGGACGATCAAGCCGAGCTACCTCTCCGAGCGGACAGCTCAAGAGCTCGCGATCTGGAGGGCGGAGTCCCGAAAGCACGATGATGGGGACTACATCTTCCCGGGCCGCGGCGAGGCGCCGGTCACAGACGCCGCCGTAGGCGTTGCCTTCGAGCGGGCCCTTCGGAGCCTCGGCTTCGATACGACGGGTTGGACGCCCTACTACCTCCGTCACACCTTTGCGACAAAGGCGATGGAGGTCCTCAACGACCAGGAACTGCAGATGCTCCTCGGCCACACGAACCTTACTACTAACAAGATCTACAGGCACCCCTCGAACGAGACGATGCTAAAGCGGACAAAGGGTTTCCGAGATAGGCTAGATAGTGCGAGATAGCAATTGGACTAGATATGGCTAACCAATACAGATCATCTAGAGACAGAGGTATCTATATTACGTGTAATAGATATATTAAATAAATTACACGCAATACTACCTATCATTTCCCGCCATTTGCCGCTTTCATAATAGCCTCAGCCGCAGCCTTTATCACTGCCCATGAGACACTACCTAATTGTCTTACTGCTTCCGCTACTGCTTCCGTCCAAGTCATGATCGCCTCCTTAGGTTCAGTAATCCATGATAATAGTGCAAAATGCTAATAAATACCAATTTTTTCGAATTACTAGATCTTTACTTCAGTAATTAGCTTTATTAGTTAATGCCTTATTTCATTTCTCCCTTACAAGCGAATTTACAAGTCCCACCAGATTCCAATCTGGCCTATAATTAAAATTAATTGATTGATTATTGTTATATACCGAACAATCAATTATTTTGATTCCGTTGCTTGAATGGTTCTTTGCTTCAGTTTTGTAGTCATCCATTTCTAGATAATGTTTCTTCCCATCTTCATCTATCAACATTTGAAGTAATGCATCAAAATAAAAATTATCAATATCCGCTATGTAGCCCTTCGCTTCATATTTGCAATATAGCAAACTATTACTTGGAACCTTATAAAAATATACCAACGGATCATTATAGGGATAATCATTCGAACTATGCGTCTCATGATATTTTCCATCAAAAGACCATAATGTTATAAGTACGTCTTCAATATACTCTCCAGTATCGCTGTCTTTTGCTCCAGTTATCAATATATATTTTTCTTTTCTTTCTGGAACAAAAACTGAATTTATTTCCTGCAGCTCTTCCTTGCTGCTCTTTTGTTCTGAAGTACGCACCAAACTATCAAAATTATTCACATACGATATCTCATTCGTATTCTTTCTATCCGCATATGTTGGCAATAACACTAATAGCAAAGATCCAATTATGGCAGAAATAACAACAAATATCCCAGCGATATATACTTCTCTATGCTTCTTTTTCAAGGAATGATCTACAGCGTTCTTATTCTGTTGTTCTTCATCAACACCACTCGCCTCAGGTTTTATTATTTCATTACTGATTTTACAGCCTCCCGCCATACTTTCAAATGATTAATTAATGCACCATATGTTACTGATGATATTTCTTTATAGTCTACTTCAAGTTCATCAAGTAATTCTCTCAACGGTTGTTCATTGATTCGCTTTATTTCTTCTGCCTTGTTATACAGGTAATGCCTTATTCCTGCTTCTTTCGCTCCCGCTGTAGGGTACTCAAATCTTCGAATCGTACCCTTAACCGGAACTACCGTTACTTTACTATCACCATATGCATTAAAAGCACCCTCCGCACTTCCATACTCCTTAATTAGGCTCTCGCACTTAAGACATCTACATACTTTGTCGTTGAATGTTTTTTTACTCTCTAGCCATCCTTTAGATATAACTATTCTTGCAGCATCTGCATACTTTAGCCTCGAATGCGCCTTCATTAAATAGAATCTTGCCTGTGGCAATCCACCACCAACTGGTACGACTTCTCTATGCTCGCCATAATTCACAGAGTGACCGAATCCTGTTAAAAGATACTCAGCATCCTTATGACACAACAGTTCTGACAGATAGCCTCCATGGATATTGACCACTTCTGACGTCAAGCTCTTTAGCGACCGTAAAAAAACAATATATTCTTTGCACTCCGAAGTAGATAGATTCTCTTCCTCATGACTATCTATCCAGAGGAGTATTCCATCTACTGGTATCTTTATTTCTTTGATTGTTCTAGCGATCTCGGGTACTGAGTCCAACATCATTCCCGGCAGAATGAGAGCTAGGAATATTTTTGAAGATGAGTATTTTGCTTTTGCTTCGCTGTAAAAAGCAAGATTAATCTTTAACCATTCTTTCCATGCATTTGGTGTCAGATAAAAATATGGCGCAACAACAAACTCTGGAGATAGAAAAGATAAATCTCCTATCATATCTCGTGTTTCATCATCAATTGATTCTCTTAAGAAATTCAATTGAAAATCTACTATGTTTTTACAAACACCTTCTATTACTTTTCCAATAGGATTTCCTTTTGAATCAAGAAACGTCCTAGGCGTAAGTGGTTTATCTTCTTCTATCACGGAAGCAAAGGGCTCAAGTAAATGTTCTCGAGCCAGACTGACAATGGAAGGCTTGAATTCATATTCTAATCCATTACTACTTTTGCGTTTGAGATGAATCGTATCATGCTGGAAAGCATGTGTTTGCGGATCTATATAGAATGGCTTCGCTGCTGTTGCTAGCATTGAGGCTATTCCGTCTGGAGTATGAGAAACAATATTTCCATTCAGCCCGATGCAATCATAATGATGACGATCTTTTCCAAGGAAAAATCTTTTTTCAGCATGAACGTTATAATGAAGAATATGTTTCACCTAAATTGCTCCTCCATTATTCGTCTACGAAGCTGTTCCCTCCGCAGTGGCCATGCAGCATGACTCCACACAGGCGCCCAAGCCTCTTCGACTTGACCACTCGAAGAAACAAATATTAAACCAATGCCTTTTTCTCTTATCAAGGCAACTGTAAATGGCTTTAGTGTTCTTCGATATGTAGCAACCACCACCTGATCGGCTGAGAGCTTATGAGTACTTAGCTGAGCAATAGCTCTCTTTATATCTGACATTTTACATTCAACTACCAATACCCTTCCATCTGGTCCGATCGCTGCAATGTCAGCACTTCGATGGAAGTTTGCAACTTCAGTTGCCACTATATAACCCTTCTCGACCAGGTTTGCTTTCACTGCTTGTGTAATTGTTTCTTCATAGTTTATACACTTCATGATACATATTCCTTACGCAGATATCGACCAGCCAATTCATTAACCCAAGTTATGCGATGCTCAATAAAACAGATCAGCATCAACTGTGAAACAAATCCAAAAAACGGGACAATGAATACGAGTACTAATTCCCCCCAATAACAATCTGGATAGTATTTCGTCAAAACCATCGCAGATAATGCGATACAGACTAGTACAATAATCAGTATTGAAACACAAATGCCTAAACATCTTCTTGCAAGTCGGTTAATGAAATATATTCCTTGATAATCATTCAATAATGCGAAATGTAGTCGTGCAAACCGCTCAGCCCGGCTTCTTGTTTCGCCGACACTCACTCTCTCAGCCTCGCTCTGATATTCTTGGATAAATCCTTCTGAATAACAAAACCTCAACTCATCACGAATGATTGTTTTAAGACTATCGATCTTTTCGATCGCAGTACGACGAGTTGCAAGGATTATAGTCAGTAGAATATTCAGTGCGCCTAAAAAATAGCCAACAATGGCGACAGTCATTTTGAAACCAAATACCGATCTCTTATTAGTGATTTCTCGGTATATCCATCTTTATATTTTTTATATACATACTCGAGTATTTTATTCAAAGGTGTAGAAGTCATAATATCTCGATAATGGCCTATTGCTTCTTTTTGACTTTCCAACAACTCATTCCAAGCCTCAAGAGCCTTATCATTCCCTTTGTCTGTTAAGAAGAATTCTTCACTTATATATTCATCATCTGCGTCTTCTTGACCAGAATCATCGAGCCAGTATTCGTATTCTTCTAGCTCCTCGTCAGTAGCACGATTCCCGGATTTAATCTGTACAAAATTCCAATTGATAAGGAACTCAAGATCATTCAGCACATCTGATGAAAATGGTCCATACTTCCATGCAAAAAACTCAGGTAATTTTTCCTCAACAACTTCTCCCTTTTTTATCTCAGGCCATAATTCCTTTTGGAAAAGAAAAACCATTTTCATGAGTCTCGTTCGACCTGAGACTGGAGGTAGTGGCTTTTCTTTGTTGGGTGAACACAATAAGAGCAAGATAATTTTCTTACCAGACAATTTCATATACTCATCCTGAGGGAAGGCTAACTCAGTATGAATAAGTGAGAAAGATCCGTCAACTGAAGGTGTAGCCTCCGCTACACCTTCCTTTGATTTCAAAAGTAGCGTTGTCTCCAGCACATAACAATCATCGGAGACAATGTACGAATATGAATTTGGACATTTGTCTACAGAGTACCTTTTCAGCGCTGCCGATGATCTCCGATAAACATTTCGCCTTTTTTTATCAGCCTCAGGCGCCCGCCTGGGCCGCATCCCTGCGCACCCTCGCCTCCTCCGCAGCCGCGTGAATACCCGTGACCCAGGAATTCCGCACGGACTCATCCAGGACAACCAGATCTTCGAGAACCATCTGATACTGCTTCGCCTTTGCTAGTAAGGCTTTATCGGCAGAGCCAAGAGCGGCGGCTTCTATTCCATCGACGAGATACTCGACCGTCATACCAAGCTCTCGTGCAACCGCCGATGCTTCGTCAGCTCGAGGGAGAAGCCCGCGTCTACGGTACGTGTTCCACGCCCCTCGGGTGAGTCCCGCTTTCCCAGCTAGGTACTCGATGGTCGTTCCTCGAGCCTTGGCCGCGGTCTTCACCCGTTCGAAAAAGTCCATATATGAAATATCGTACAATAATGTGACCCCGGAGCAACTTTTTTCCTTGACAAGGTGACCTCGTGGCTATATAACAGCGCATATTGTTACCCGGAGGTCACAATGCCTGTGCGCATAGGGCGTTACAAGCTGAGGGCGACCGGAAGCCGCGGATCGGCGATTACAGTCCCCGAGGTCTTCCTCGAGGACGAAGCCCTGCAGAAGGGAGACGAGGTTGATCTCTCCCGAGTAGGCCGTCTTCTGATCGTCGCCCCGCTCGGTGTTTCGGTCGACGACGAGTTGAAAAAGGCTGCATCGTGAGCAGCCCCACCGCCTACGAGCACGTCGCCCTCTACCTCAAGCAGGGGAGCCCGGTCCATAAGGTCGACCCGGAGACCGGCGCCACTCTCTGCGGGCTCCTCCCGAAGGGCTTCTACCACATCCCAGACCGCTTCGTGTCAACGCGAATCCCCTGCTGCACCTGCGATCGCATTGCCACCGAGCGCGAGGCGGCCGCGGCCCTCGTCGAAGGCGGTACCTCATGATCTTGGATTACGCCCCGGAGATCCTGGTCCTGCTCCCGCTGTTGGGATACCTGATCGAGCGGCACTTAAAGGCCAGGCGGAAGGCCAGATGAGCGACAACCTGGACGTCTCCCGGCCAGATCCTGCGACCGATCTAGTTGGGGCTTTGCGCTACGTCATGGACGGGCTCGATGACCTCAAGCGGGATCGGGCCGCCCGGAAGCACAACGCGAGCGAGGCGGCGCGCGAGCTCGGATATAACGCCCGCTACTTCCACGGCCGGCCTTGGCGGATCCCGAGCTTCGGTCTCCACGGCCTCATGCATCCGCTCTCTGTCTGGAAGGCCTGGGACGAGAGGCCCGAGGCCGAACGGCGCGCCGAGTGGGACGCTATGCCCGTCGCCGAGCGCACGAAGGCACGGAGGGCTGTATGAGCTGGGAATCCGTCTGCGCATTCGACGTCCAAGGCCTCCCGAAAGGCCAGCCACGCGCGAAGGCGTGCATCAGGGGAACACATGCCGCAGTCTACGACCCTGGAACTGCAGAGGGTTGGAAGGCTCAGGTCGCGCTCGCTGCCCAGCCCTTCCTACCTCCAGCGCCCCTCGACTGCCCTCTGCGCCTGACCATCGTGCTCTTCTTCCCGAGGCCGCAGCGGCTCATGAGAGCGAAGGATCCTGAGGGCCCGATTCTCTGCACAGCCAAGCCCGATTTCGACAACGCCGCGAAGGCGATCGCCGATTGCCTGACGCAGATCGGTATGTGGCGAGACGACAAGCTCGTGTGCTCGCACATGTTCGAGAAGTACTACACGGCCAAGCTCTCGAGGCCTGGCGCCGCTATTCAGATCTTCAAGGAGGCATCATGAATCCGAAATCGTTCGAGGTGGACAAGGGAAAGCACGCCGTGGTCGTCTCCTATACGAAGCACGACGATGCCACGGAGTCCGACGAGGAGCGAACCGAGAAGAACTTCCAGCGGCCGCGGCCGAAGCTCATTCTCGAGCTCGCCACGCTGGCCCTCGCCATCAAGGACTACTGGAAGCTCGGTGATCTCAAGCTGAAGGTGACGAAGATCTCCTTCGCCGAGAACAAGGACGGTCACTTCGCGAAGTTCTCCCTCGTCAGCACCGACGACGAGAACCCGCTCAAGATCGGGCCCCTCAAGATCAAGCGCGAGCTCGATCTCATGCCGGGGACCGATGACAGGAACGAGGACTCCCTCAAGAACCCCATCATCGACAGCGTCGACACCCTGGAGAACCTGATCATCGCCTACCTCGGCGGGGAGCGGGAGCAGCCCGAGCTTCCCCCCGTGAAAGAGGACGCCGCGGCGAAGGTACCCGGACTCTTCGGGCGCGCCGGCCAGGCGATCAAGAACGCGGTCCCGCGGAGGCGCAAGGCGGTGGCGCCCGCAGGAGAGGCGGCAGGGGCCGCCGCAGCCGCGCCGGCCTGAGCATCCCGCCCCGCGTAGCGGAGGCGATCAACGAGTTGGAGGTAAGACATGCCGAACGAGAACGAGGGCCAGGGCGAGCAGCAGAACGAGGGAGCCCAGATGGGCGCGCAGCAGCAGAGCGAGGGCGGCGCGACCGACGGCGCCTCGCAGGGCTCCGGAGAGCAGTCGAGCGGCGAGTAGACGATCCCCCCGATAGTCACCTCGCTCCCGGCGAGCATTCCGGGAAGCCGGCGCGATCCCCCGATCGCCCGGCGCATACGGGAGTAGCTCAGCGGAAGAGCGGTCGCCATGCCCGTGCATCGTCCGGGACACGCGACAGGTCGCGGGTTCAAGCCCCGCCCCCCGTTCGAGAAAGAAGGCCACGCACCACTCGGAGGATCCTCGGGTGGCGCGCGGGGGCGTTCGGACTGGACCGCCCTCGCCTCTTTCTGGGAGTCAAAATGGAGATCTTCACCATCGAGGTCACCGCGTCGGTCCTCGTCGGCGTGGAATTCGGAGGTATCGAGGAAGCGAAGAAAGCTGCCCGCGATCATGTCGCGAATGATTGGCTTCTCAGGTATCTGGACGGTGTCCGGCTCAAGGCCGGGCATTTCTATGTGAAGGGCGTATCCGCGGAGGTCGGGACCGGCGACTACTTCGTCGGGAACCTCCGCGTTGAGCGCAAGAGAAAGGTCGCGGCGCCGGTACAGGCCGCGGAGCTCCCCGAGGGGGAGCCGGACATCTTTTGAAGACAACCCTTCCGATCGTCGCGCGGCTGATGCTCTTTGTCATCGGGCTCTTCATCGTCGCGGCCGCTGGTTCCATGATCTACATGGCGACGGCTTCGCACGAGGAACCCAAGCCGCAACGGAGCTTCTACATCTTGGAGATCATCAAGCCGGTCGCGCCGATCGCCCCTCGCATGATCCTCACCTACCAGCTCATCTATTCAGCCGACGGCATCAACCAGGCGCTCGAGTTCCCGACGCGGGAACGGCTCGAGTCCTTCCTCACATGGCTATCTACTCGGGGGGAGATCACGGGGCCGGCGGATGATGGGGGCTGGACGGAGCTGGCGAAGGCTACGCGATGAGCGATCGACTAGTCGGTTTTAGGTGCTCGGGGACGGCGCGCCTTGGGCTTCTCCTCGGGCATCTCGAAGAGCTTCACGCGCTCGCGGATTATCGGATCAGAGTCGAAAGCCCAAAGGATCCATTCGATCAAATCGTTTCTGCTTCGCCCGAACTTGGGCGCCCATCCAGCCATCCGTTCCATGATCGAGGGTGTAAATCTGAGTCCCGACGGCTTCTTCGTCTCTGCCATTCCAGGAAGATAGCGCAATGCAGAGCAACTGTAAAGCAATCCGCTATCGCGTTGCGGGGGCACATCGGCCCGATAGTCCAGGTCACCGCCGCGGTACCCGTCCTCGTTCTGGTCGCCAGCCATAGCGCCCCCTCGATTACTATTGTATATACACTTGATATCATAGTCAACCAGCTATATAATGTATATACATCTGCTACTACTGGAGGAATAAAAGCCATGGCGCACGAAGATTTACGGGATAACGTCAAAACCGTCCGGGCGTTCCTTCACTCCCCAGCCGGGGACCGAGCGCGGCGGGAACTGATGTTCGGCCGGGGCTGGCCGTATGAGCGCTTCGTCGGTGAAGCGGTCGTCCAGGAGACCAGCCTGAAGCGCTACGAGGAGATCAGCGCCGTGACCGACCAGGTCATCATCGAGGAGCTGCGGGCCGAGCCCGCGAGGGCCGAGGCATGAAAGGCCCTTTACCGAAATACGCTCCGCTCAATCCGCTCTTCGCCGCGCTCTGCGCGCCCATGATGTCGCTCGGCGAGCGCCAGGCCTCCATCGACTACCTCAACAGCATCGAATCCAAGCCGAGCCCCGAGGGGCCGGAGGAGATAGAACCGGCAGGGGCCGGGAAGGAGTGACCATGGACGAGAACAGCGGGAAGCGGACCCGGATGAACTTCTCCCAGGACGCGAAGGGCTTCGTGAAGATGGACCTGACGGTCGAGTACGAGACCGTCGAGGAAACCGAGCAGAACGCGAAGCTGGCGATCGACGCCTACAAGCGCGTCTGCGACGAGAAGGGGCTCCGGCTCCTGCAACCAACGGCCGCGTAGGTGCGAGCGATGAAAGTCGAACGAGTCACCTACAGGCGAATCTTCAACCTCGGCAACTACGAGAGCGCGACCGTCGAGCTGGCGGCCGAGCTCACGCCCGGGGAAGACCCCAAGGCTGCCCTCGATGCGCTCGCCGCCGAGGCAAAGGCCTGGCGGAAGTCGAAGGACTCCGCGCCCGCCGCATAGGAAAGAGCGGATGGGCCCCGGCGGCGAATCGTCCGCGGCCGGGGCTCATCCTCCAACCCCACCGGGCGGGAGACGAGCTTCGGGGCAACCCGAAGCCCGCCCGGTCTTTTCCAGGAGGAAGCCATGAATTCGAATCTGCCGGCCGTCATCACGACAGCCGCGAAGAACCAGGGCCTCGCACTCGCCGAGGTCAACTTGATCATGCCGACCGAGACCTTCGGCGCCGTTCTCGGGGAATTCGACAAGGTCACCATCGAAACCGTCAGCATCAACGCCAACGACTCGCGCGAGACCTACGAGCCCAACGGCGAGGGGAAGGGCTTCGCCTTCACGAAGACGACGCTCCAGAAGTTCGCTTCAGCCCTGACCATCCAGTGGGATCCCCGATATACGGGCATCGTCGAGAGCACCGCAACACGCAGCCGCGCGAAGGCCGTCGGCTACATGCGCAAGCCCAACGGCGAGACGATCACGCAGACCGAGGAGAAGACAATCGATCTGGTCGTCGAAGAGGACGACCTGCGCGTCAAGGCTGAGAAGGACTCCGAAGGCGGGCGCGTCATCCGGTGGGAAAAGACCGCGAACGGGAAGAACCGCCCCATCAAAGAACCATGGAAATCCGAGCAGGATCGACGCGACTGGGTCGAGCTCCGGATCAAGGAAGGCATCAAGCAGAAACGGAAGTTCAAGGACGAGCTCGCGGTCACGGGCGCGAAGGACCGGGTCATCCGCGCCTTCCTCGCGCTCAAGTCGACCTATTCAGCGGAGGAGCTGTCGAAGCCCCTCGCCTTCCCCCGCGTCACGACCGACACCGGGAAGCTACTCGCGGATCCCCGGACCCGATCAGCTGCTATCGGCATGATCGGCAAGGCGACGAGCGAACTCTTCGGCGCGAAGCCCGAGGAGCTGATCGAGTCCGAGAAGCCGGTGGAGACGGGACCGGCGGCCGCGGCCGAGGCGGATCCCGCAACGGAAGCGCGCAGCGTCGGGCGAGGCCCGGGCGAGGCGGCGGAAGAACCCGCGGACGACTGGGACGATGAACCCGCAGCCGCCTCGGCGACCGCATCCCCCTCGATCGACCCGAAAGTCGCCGAAATGCAAACGACCCTGCACGACTACATCAACACGGGAGTCATCTCGACGAAGGGCGTCGCCGAGATCCAGGCCGCCCTCGATCGGGGCGAGACCGATCCCATCATCCTGGCCGACTTGGTCAAGCGCGCGAAGGCCTTCTACGAGAAGGCCCAGGAGCGCGTGCGGGGGAGGGCGTGATGAAGCTTATCCACACCGCCGACATCCACGCCTGTCGCGAGCACTGGGCCGAGGCCTGCCAGAGCCTGGACGTCCTGGAGGAGACCGGACGCCGCGAGGAGGTCGGCCTCTTCGCGATCGCAGGCGACCTCGCGAATGGCCCGCTCATGAATACGGAGCGGGACATCTTCGATGCCCTCTGCGGGCGCCTGCAGCGCCTCGCGGACATCGCCCCCGTCGCCCTCGTCGAAGGGACGCCGAGCCACGACGCGCCCGGCTCGCTCGAGGTCTTCGAGCGGCTCGCAGCCGAGAACGAGATCTCGATCCTGAGGCCCGGACAGGCCTACTTCTTGGCGCCTGGGGGCATCTACCAGGATCCCGGCGAGGTAGACGACAGGCTCCTGCTCTTCGGGATCCCGGAGCCGCAAAAGAAGTGGCTCCTCGCGAACGGAGGAGCCACGGGGAAGGACGCCACGGACGAAGCCGTGCGTGTTGCGATGGGGAATCTGCTTCTCGGTCTTGGCGGGCTTCGAAGGCAGTATCCTCACCTACCCTGCGTCGCACTCTATCACGGGCAGGTCTCCGGGGCCAGGACCGGCACGGGCTACACAGCCGGCTCAGGCATCGCGATCTCGCGCGACGACCTCGCGCAGATCGACGCGGATTACTACGCCCTGGGCGACATCCATCTGCCGCAACAGATACCCCACCTGGAGGCCTACTACCCAGGGAAGATCTACACGGGCGACTGGAAGGAGCAGGGCTACGTCCCCGGATTCAACCTGGTGGAGTTCCGGCCCTGGGAGGATGGCGACGAGGACCCGGCGGACCACGGCTACGTGGTGGACGTCTCCCGCGTCGACTTCCCGCACCCGGAGCGGGTAAAGATCGCACGGAGATCGGGGGATGACCTCGCGTACAACGATTACGGCGTGGGCGACAAGCTTGTCTGGGAGGAATGGACACTTTCACGCGAAGAGGCGGAAGCCAACTTCGACGCGGCCGAGGTGCTGAAGTTCCTCATCGACGCTTGCGGCGCCCTCCCAGACTCCATGGTCACGCTCAACATCATCCCGACCGAGACGGTCCGCGCCGGGAACATCGCCGAGAAGCCATCGCTACGCGGTAAGGCCCAGGTCTGGGCGGAGAATTCCGCCATCACGCTGGCCGAGAGCGTCCTGGCCAAGGCCGACGCACTCGAGCGCGAGGTCGGCGCCATCGCCCAGCTGTCGGGGCCCCCGCGCCGCTTCCGCAACGTCTCGACCTTCCTCCGGGGATCGAAGGGCCTGTACCGGCGCCAGAAGAAAGACGAGGTCTTCATCGACTGGGAGTCGTACGGCGAGGGCGTCGTCGCCTTTGTCGGCCCGAACGGCTTCGGTAAGACGACCCTGTTCGACTTCTCGAAGCCCTGGCCCGTGCCGGTTTCACGGCGCCCGAAGACGCTCAAGGCGCACTTCCGCCTCCGGGATTCCGTCGTCGAGAACGTGTACCTCGAGGAGGTCTCCGGGATCCGGTACAAGACCACGATCAACATCGACGGCGCGAACAAGTCGGGCGGCGCCGAGTACTTCCTCTTCATCGACGAGGGCAAGGGATGGAAGCCCGTTGAGGGCGTGAACGGCCGGCAGGATCCCTTCCTCGAGGCCATCGAATCCATCTTCGGCTCGATGGCGATCTACCTGCGGACCGCCTACGTTCCCCAGAAGCCCACGAAGGACTACCCTGATATCGCCGAGGCCTCTCAGGAGGAGAAGAAGGGCCTGATCGCCGAGCTGGCGGGAAAGGACTTCTCCCCCTACCAGGACGCGGCCAAGGCGCGCGGGGACGGGCTCGACTCGGAGATCCGGCTCCTCGAGGCTTCGATCACCGGGGCCGGTGACATCGAAGGCGAGATCACCCGTGCCACGGCCGAGAAGACCGAGGCGGAGTCCAAGCGCGCGGCCGCCACGAATGTGGGCATAGAGCTCGCGGTAGAAGAGGGGCGCCTCGAAGCGGTACGGGACCACCTCGCGGAGAAGGTGGCCGCCCGCCGGCAGAAGATCGACCGGAAGGAAGCGCTCGCGGCCGAGGTCCAGAGCCTCCTGGCGGAAGTGCGGACCGCCGAGGAGTCGATCGCCCTTTTCAGGGACGCCGCGGAGAGGAAGGACGCGGCGGAAGCGGATATCGAACGAATCAAGGACCTCGAAGTCAAGAAGGCGGAGCTGCTCGCGGAGCGCTCGAAGCTTACCGAGGCGGATTGGCGCGCCATGGCGGCCTACCAGGAGACGGCCGCGGCCGCCCGAGACCGCCAAGGGGCGGCCCGCTCGGTCGTCGACGCGCGACGCCGCGAGGTCAACGAGCAGGAGCGCGCGCTCGCCGTCGCGCGCTCGCGCGTCCCCTCCGCTGATCCGACCTGCCCGGTCGACGGTGAGCCCTGCTCGCGCGTCCCGGTTGAAGCACTGCAGAAGGCACGAGCGGACGCTGAGGCAGAGGTGACGCGCCTCGAAGGCGCCCTGGCCATCGCTCAGGGGCTCTTTTCGACCGCCGAGGCTGACCTGGCCGCCATTATCATTCCGACCGCGCCGCCCCCTACCCCCTTCGTCCGCGCGGAAGAACTGGCCGGTGTCGAGAACGAGCTGGCCTGGGAAGACAAGGAGGCCGCTGAGAAGACCCTGGCGGATTCTCGGGATGCCGGCGTCAGGATCGAAGCCGCGGAGAAGGCGAAGGCCGCCGCTCAGGAGCGGGCCACCCTCCAGCAGCTCGAGGTCAACGAGCTGACCATCCAGATCTCGGCCGACGCCTCGCCGGACGAGTACGAGAAAGCGATAGCGGCCGTCAAGGAGAACCTCGAGCGCCTGACCGCGGCCCGGGAGGCCTTCGCCCACGCTAAGGCGACTGTGGAGGCAGCCGAGAGGAGTATCGCCGAGGCAAAGCGCCGGCGGGCGGCGCGAGACGAAGCGGCCCGGAAACGAGACGAGAAGGCCCTCGAGCGAGACGACTGGCGCCTCCTCGAGCGCGCCATCGAAGGAGTCCGAGATCTCGAGCTCGACGTCCTGGCCCCTTCGATCGCCGATATCGCGACGAGGCTCCTGCAGAGCTCCGGGGACGATGGGCACATCGAGATCGAGACGACCCGGATCGGCTCAGGGAGCGCGAAGAAGGCCAAGCAGATCGAGGACTTCCTCGTCTTCTACGTTGCCCAGGACGGGGAGCGCCAGGATATCGCGACCTGTTCCGGCGGGGAGATGGTCTGGCAGCGGAAGGCGCTTTACGACGCCTTCGCGGTCATGCGCTCCCGGAACGCAGGGATCCGCTTCACGACGGGCTTGCTGGACGAGACGGACGGCGCCCTCCATCCGAAGCGGAAGATGGACTACTTCAGGATGCTCGAGGCCTCGCATCGCGAGAGCGAGCGCTTCCAGACGATCCTCATCACCCAGGACGCGGGGATAGCCGCAATGGCTTCCAGCGTCATCGACGTGGCCGCACTCGGGCCGCGGTCGGCCGAAGCGGCGAAAGAGAGCGCGGCATGATCGTGGAAATTCCGTCCTGCGATGAGCACGCAGGTTCGCCCCTCTGCCTAGTCCGGCTCGAGATCTCTGATACCTGTCCGGTGTGCGGGGGGCCACGAGGGGCTCCCTACCGGACCATCAGTTACGACGGTAGCCGCCGCCTGAACTGCGATGGCTGGATCAATCCCTGCGGCCACATCGACAAGTACGCGAGCGTTCGGAAGGAAGGAAAGGCGGTTCCGGCATGATGGTCGTACGGTTTCCCAATGGGCAGGCGGTCCAGTACAACAACGCGCACTATGTGACCAGACGAAGCGAATACTCCGATCTATACCAGTTCGAAAACAATAAGAGCTGGATCGCTCAGGTACCCAACGACTGCATCATCGAAGTCGTCCCGGCCTGCCGCGTCTTCAACGCCGTCGACGCGCTTCCTATGGAGCTATCCAAGGAACTGAAGGCTACACGTCGGCGGCTCGAATCGGTCGAGGGGCAGATGCGGATACTCGCCCGGGCGATCGCGCAGGGAAGGTACTGATGTCCCAGTTTTGAGCAGATTCAGTAGCGGAGCGGCATAACGATTTCATAGCCCGGATGGGGAGGGGCGAGCATCTTGAAGACCGATCTTCCGTTCTTCTCGCACGACAACAACGCACGGAACCACCCGAAGATGAAGGCACTCCGGGCTCAGTTCGGACCCTCAGGGTACGGTCAGTTTTGGATGCTGAACGAGATGATCGCCGAAGCAGAGGAGGCGCGGCTCGACCTCACGAAGCGGGTCAATAAGGGTGCCGCCGCCGGCGAACTCGGCATGGACTATGACCAGTTCGACGCCTTCTTGGCCTTCCTCTCGGACCCGGAAATCGACCTCATCAACTACTCCGAGGGCATCGTGACGACCGACCGGACGACCGAAGACTACGCCCGCGTCAAGGTCGAGCGGGAGGCTGCACAGGCCAGGAAAAGCAGGAAAAAAGAAAGTTCACCCGAAAAAGACGAAAGTTCGGGCGAACTTCCTAAAAGTTCGGGCGAACTTTATAAGAGAGCAGAGCAGAGCAGAGCAGAAGAGAATAAGAGCAGCAGCTGCGCGCGCGAGGAGTTATCCCCAGAGTTGAGAAAGGCCTTCCACGGCTGGGCCGTCCATGAGGCTCGGAAGGTCCCAGGAATCCGGAAGCCTGAGCGGTACGCCGAGAAGATCGAGGCGGACCCGGAGCGGCTCAAGGAGTTCCTCGCCTCACTCCCTCAGCCGGACATCCCCGACCCGGGGCCCTGTACTCGCGAAGGCTGTGGAGGCGCCATCGTCGCGAACAAGCGGGTCAAGGCCGGGAAGTGCTCCTCCTGCGGCGCGATCTACGAGTACGACGACTGGACGGGCTGGATGCGGGCCGACGGAACATAGGGCTTGCGCATTCGAAACAATCGCGATAGATTCCGAATTGACGACGGTCCTCGGCCGCAAGGCCTCGAGCCAGTCCCTCGAATGGGATCGTCCGAGTAAGGATCCCCCGGCGTTGACCGGGCCGCAGGCCCTGAGAGATCAGGGTCCAGCGTAAGCCTTGCTCGGACGGTCCCTTTTCTTTTTCTCCTGGGACCGGGGAATGGCCCGTCGTGCCTGTACTGCGGAATTGCAAAACAATCTCCGAGGAAATCCGCATCACCTGCCGCGGCGCGGACGTGATCGCCCTCGACGCCCTCGTCGACTTCCAAGGCGGGCTGAAGAAGAGGACGCCTCGAGACCTCGACGCCATTCTCCTGTCGATCCTGCGCTTCGGCTTCTCGTTCCCCTTCTTCGTCTGGCAGCACGAAGGGACGAACTACTGTCTCGACGGTCATGGCCGTATCGAGGCCTTGAAGCGCTGGCGGGCCCAGAGCCACGAGCTCCCGCTCTTCCCCGTCGCCTACATCGAGGCTGCGGACGAAGCTGAGGCGCAGCAGAAACTCCTGCGACTGAACAGCCAGTACGGGACCATGTCCGTCGACTCGGTTCTCGAGTTCATGGGCGGCCTAGCTGTGGACTTCGACGAGCTCTCCCTCCCGGGCGCGCGCCTAAGCTTCCCCACCGCCGGCCCTGCTACTGCGGGCGACGACGAGTTCGAGATGCCCGCCCTCTCCGGCGCCGCTCTGGGCGACGTCTTCGAACTCTCGAGTGGTGGAGCGCCGCATAGGCTCATCTGTGGCGACTCCTCCGATCCCTTCGTGATCGGCAACCTGATGGCCGGCGCTGCCGCAGATCTCTGGCTTACGGATCCGCCGTACAACGTCGACTACACGGGAAAAACCAAGGCTGCGCTCAAGATCAAGAACGACCACAAGACCGAGGAGGAATTCAGGGCGTTCCTGACGGCATCCTTCCGCGCGGCCGCGACCCCGCTGCGCGCGGGCGGCTCCTTCTACATCTGGCATGCAGATTCCGAGGGCCTCGCCTTCCGCTCGGCCTGCAGGGATGCCGAGCTCAAGGTCAGGCAGTGCCTCATCTGGGCGAAGAACTCGATGGTCATGGGCCGGCAGGACTACCAGTGGCAGCATGAGCCCTGCCTCTACGGCTGGAAGGACGGCGCAGCGCATTCCTGGTTCGTCGATCGCAAGCAGACGACGCTGCTGCCTTTCGCCCGCCCGGCCCGGAGCGAGGAGCACCCGACGATGAAGCCGGTCGATCTCTTTGCCTCACTCATCCTCAACAGCACGAAGCTCGGCGAGCTGGTCCTCGACACTTTCCTCGGGTCCGGGACTACGCTCGTCGCCTGCGAGAAGCTCGGGCGCATCTGCTACGGCGCCGAGCTCGATCCGGTCTACTGCGACGTGATCGTCCGGCGGTTCGTCGACTGGTGCCTGCGAAACGGTCGTACGCCGACGATCGCGCTGAACGGCTCTCCTGTCCCTCTACCCTCAGTCATCGCAGGAAGGGGCTGATGTGGCGAATCCTGCCTGGGTCAAGGGCGTATCCGGAAACCCGAAAGGACGCCCGAGGAAGGGCAAGACCCTCACCGACATCCTCGAGAAGGAACTCCGCAAGAAGAATGTACGGACGCCTGAGGGAGATATTCCCGCGAAGGAGGCACTCGCTCGCAAGATCATCGCCCTTGCGATCGATGGGGACGTGGCAGCCCTCAAGTACATCTTCGATCGCGTCGACGGCAAGCCCCTCGCGAGCGTCGACGTGCACGATGATTCCGGCACCTTCCTCGACGCTCTCGAGGAGGCTCACAGGATCCGCGAGCGCGAGGCCGCGCAGAAGCGCGCGCCCGAGCCCGGGCAGCCCGAGGCAGGGAAAAGCGCCGATGCGTAGCAGCTCCGCGGCGCTCGCGCTCGCGCGCTACATCGACGACCCGGTCGCCTTCGTCCGGGAGCTGCTCCACGCCGACCCGGATCCCGTGCAGGAGACCGTCCTCCGCGCCGTGGCGACCAACCAGGCCGTGGCCGTGAAGTCGGGGCATGGCGTCGGAAAGACGGCCCTCGACTCCTGGACCATCATCTGGTTCCTCGTGACGCGGCCCTTCGCCAGGATCCCCGTGACCGCGCCGACCATGCACCAGCTGGATGACATCCTCTGGCCCGAGGTCGCCAAGTGGATCGAAGGCTCGGCCGTGAAGGGCCTCCTCGATTGGCACAAGCAGCGCCTCTCGGTTCGGGGGTACGAGGATACCTGGTTCGCCGTCCCCCGAACGGCGAGCGTCCCCGAGAACCTCCAGGGCTTCCACGCCGACCATGTCCTCTTCGTCGTCGACGAGGCCTCGGGCATGAAGCAGGTGATCATGGAGGTCGTCGAGGGCGCGATGACGAACGAGGGCGCCCGCCTCCTCATGACCGGCAACCCGACGCAGATCACGGGCACGTTCCATTCCGCATTCCACCGCGACCGTGAACTCTTCAAGCCCTTTACGATCTCATCGGAGGGCGCGCCGCGCGTCTCCCGGACCTATATCGAGCGCATGGCGAAGAAGTACGGCAAGGACTCGGACGTCTACCGCGTCCGCGTCCTGGGAGAATTCCCCCGCGGCGCCGCTGACGACTTCATCCCCTTGTCCATCGCCGAGGCGGCTATCGGGCGGGACGTGCCGCATCTCTTCTCCCGGCCCTGGTCGATCGGCGTGGATCCCGCGCGCTTCGGCGACGACGAGTCGGTCGTCGCCCTACTAAACGACGATGTCCATCTCCTGCCGCTCCGCGCTTTTTCCGGGATGGACGGCCCGCGCCTTGCCGGCCAGGTCGTCCTCGCGATTAAGGATATCCGGACCCTCGGCTACTCGGGGAAGATCCCCGTCCGCGTCGACGAGACCGGCGTGGGCGCGTCCTGCTACGACCAGCTCGCGCTCCAGGAGTCCGTGCTGAACATCGACCTGCAGGGCGTCAACTTCGGCGGCCAGGGCGACGACGAGCACGACGACACGGCCGCCCTGATCTGGGGCCAGCTCAAGGCAGGGCTGCCGGCGATGCATCTGCCCGACGACGACGACCTGGTCGCGCAGCTCTCATGCCGGAAGTACCACATTCAGCCGAACGGGAAGATCAAGCTCGAGCGCAAGGAAGACATGAAGAAGCGGGGCATCGCCTCGCCCGATCGGGCTGACGCCGTCGCCCTCGCAAAGGGCAAGCCGCCGATCAGGTCGGTGGCGAAATCACTCTGGTAGGAGGGGACCATGCCGCACGATATCCAGGTAGCTCTTTCATCGAAGCGACAGGCGGAGCTCCGCGAACGCATCGAGATGTTCAACAACAAGTGGGCGACGCAGCTCGACAAGGAGCTGAAGAAGCAGTTCCACGAGAAGACCTATCCCGAGGTCGCGAAGATGGCGGACACGAGCATGAACATCTTCCGACGTATCGTCCGCGAGATCTGTACGGTCTACCGCGAGCCCGCCGAGCGCAAGATGAAAGGCGCTGCGGAGAATCAGCAGGCCGCCCTCGACACGATATACCGCGGGATGAAGATCGACGCGACTATGCAGGTCGCACACCGCTACGCGAAGGCCGCGACCATCTCGTTCATAGTCGTCCGCCCGGTCGAAGAAGGCGGACGCCTCGTACTCCGCGTCCTGACGCCCGACCAGGTCTACGCCGAGGCCGACCCCGAGGATCCGACGATGATGTCGCTCTTCGCCTATGCCTCCGACGTCCGGGACACGAACAAAAAACTTGTGAAGATCTGGACGGTCTACACGGACGAGGAACGCTGGTTCTGCAACTCGGCCGGGAAGGTTCTAGACAAACCGAAGCTCCTCGAGGTCTTCGGGGAAGAGAAGGCCAAGGACCTCGAGGATCCGAAGAACAAGTACGAGATCATCCCCGCCGTCCCCTTCCCCGCCGAGTTCCAGATCTGCGGTTTCTGGAACGAGGATTGGAATAAGGACGCGGCCGAGGCAAACCTCAAGATCGGCATGCTCCTCACGTACATGAACTACCTGGTGAAAACGCAGTCCTTCAAGCAGATCGTCATCAGCGCGGACAAAGTCGACGAGAAGCTCAAGGACTCGATCCTCGATCCTCTCTTCCCGCTCCTCATGAGCGGGAACGGTCAGGCGACCACCCTCGACCTGAACACGCGCGTGGACATGATCGACCAGGTCATCCGCGGGAAGGTCGCGGCGATCGCGAATAACTACGGGATCTCGAACGAGAACTTCACGCTAACGACTCAGGCCGCCTCGGGCTTCTCCCTCAAGATCGCGAACCAGTCCCTCCAGGACATCCGCGAGGCGGACATCCCGCTGTGCGCTTCCGTCGAGCAGGCCCTGTACAAGGTCATCGCGAAGGTCGCGGCCATAGAGGACCTCGGCACCTTCCCGGAGGACGGCGAGCTCCAGCTGAACCCGGGCGAAGTCTCTTGGCCTGAGGAATGGACTACCGAGCAGGCTCGTTGGGAGTTCGAGTTCAAGAATGGCGTCTCGAGCCCCGTGGATTACGTCATCGAACGGGATCCGCAGAAGTCGCGCGAGGAGGCGATCGCCTATATCCAAGAGAGGCAGGCGGAGATCAAGAAGCTCAAGCCGAGCATGAGCGCCTGGGACCTGGTCCTCCAGGGCAATATCGGCGCCGGCTCCGGCAGCGGGCAGGCGCCTGGGCCCGGACCGACCCAGGCCCTGGCTGGCGTCGCTCTCGATGAGAGCGCGCCCGCGGCCCCGCCCGGACAGCAGGCCGAGGGAGCCAAGCCGGCGGCCGCCGAAAGCAAGGGAGCGCTCGTCAATGCTTGAGCGATTGGACATCGAGCAATACACCGCCTCGAAGCAGGAGCTACAGATCGTCGTCGAGACGCTCTTCGCTGAGCTGATGGAGCGCTTCGACCTGGTCGCATTCCTCGCGGCTCCGCGCGAGTACACGCGGGCCGTCCTCGCCGTAGGGGCGCGCGATGCGATCGAAGCGGTGGTTGGCGACGCCTATAGGACGGGTCAGGCCCTGGCCCTGAAGGCGAAGGAGTAGAGCATGCTGCAGAAGACCGAGAAGGAACTGTTGACCGCGGCCGGGAAGGCCATCGGATATATCATCGGCGTGGCCATGCTCGCGTCCGCGCTGATCTTGGCCTTCGGCGCGCTGCGCGCTCTCGCGCGGGTCGTCCTCGGATGAGCGGCCGCGCTGAACGGGCCGCCCGGCAGGTGCGTGCATGAGCGAGCTCGAGAAGACGTGGAAGCTCGACAAGATCGACCTGCGCGAACTTCCTCAAGCGCTCATCCAGTGCGGCCGCGCCGTCGTCAAAGAGATCACGCGATGCGTGCTCGAGCGCAAGAAGCCCGACGGCTCGCCGCAGAAGGACAACGCGATGTCCACGGTCGTGAAGAAAGGCCACGACCATCCTGTCGCCGAGAAGCGCTTCCGCTTCGCGAAGGAGTCAACGTTCCACGTGGAACCGCGCGGAGAGATGAGCGTCATGATCTCATGCGCGAGCGCGGAGGATGGCGAGATCGGAGCGAAGCTCGAAGAGCGCGGCTATGAGTTCTTCGGGATCACCGACAAGGCGAGCGAGGACGCCTTCCGCATCATGGATACCTACCTCACGAACGCCGTGGTGAAGTCCTTCGAGGGGAAGCGATGAACGGATCGACGGTCTACTACGACTTCGACAAGGAGATGGAGCAGGTCGCCATCTTCCTGAACGCCGAGTCCGACCTTCTCGCGGATCGGCTCGAGCTCAAGATCAAAGGCATGATGACCTCGGGCATGGGGCCGAAGGAGATCCTCGAGGTGCTGCGCCGAGATCTCCGCGAAGGCGGGCAGCTGTTCTCCGGCTTCAACTCAACCTTCCGCCGGAACGTCTTCCCGGTCATCGACAATGTCGCCCAGGGCGCGGTCATTCGCGAGAATCCGAAAGCCGCTCTCTGGGAATGGATCACGACCTCGGCCGAGCCCTGCCCTGATTGCCTGCCCCGGCACGGCGTGCAGAAGGTCTATGCGGAGTGGGAGAAGATCGGGCTCCCGCGCTCGGGGTTCTCGCGCTGCGGAGACAACTGCAAGTGCGCCCTCGTCCCTGCCGTCCAGGTCGGGCGATCGCTCGAGGACGGGCCCGTAGTCGTGGATCCGCTCGCCGCGGCCCGCGCCGATTTCCAAGCGCGCCTCGCGACGGACCCCGCCCTCCAGCAGCGGATGGAAGACTATCGCGCCTCGGTGCGGGCGCGCAGATCGAAATAGGACTTGCCAAAGTCCTAAAGGAGCGGTATATGATCATCAGACCAAGGTTCCTTTACTCTCCAGGCGGAGAGGGAGGAAGCGGAGGTTCGGCCGGTGGCGGCCAGGGCGGTGCAGGAGCAGGAAGCTCAGGCGCTGGCCAGGGTGCTGCGGGCCAAAGTCCCCCCGGGAAGGGGGGCGAGGGCGGTCAGGCCGATCCCCCTCTTCCAGACGATCCCGTAAAGCTCAAAGAACTGCTCGCCACCGAGAAGGCGGAACGCGCACGACTCGCCCAGGTCCACGAAGAGATGAAGGGCAAGTTCACCGAGCGCGAGCAGAGGGAAGAGACGGCTCGTCAGGAGAATCTCAAGAAACAGGGCGAATTCCAGAAGCTCCTCGAGGAGCAGACCCCGAAGTTCCAGGCGGCCACGGCGGCCGTCAAGCGCTACGAGGAGATCCTGGGGCGATACCTCGAGGTCGAGCTGAAGGCCGTTCCGGAGAACCTGAAGGCACTCATGCCGGAGGGCGACCCGGGCGTCAAGCTCGATTGGATAGCGAAGGCGAAGGCCGCGGGAACATTTACCACCGGCGCGCCGGCCGCGCCGAAGAAGCCCGGAGACGGATCCCCGCCCCCGGGAGGCTCTTCGGCTGCGATCATGACGAGGGCCGCGTTCGACGCTCTCAGCCCTTCGGAGAAGGTGAAAGCGTCGAAGGAGGGAGTGAAGCTTACGGATTGAACGCCTGGCCGCCACGTCGTGAGACATTGCGAGACCAGACGTCATGAGCGTCGTGAGACGCCCAGATCAGAACGTCGTGAGACGTCCAGAAGGAGGCCGCGATGGCCAACGTATTCACGGGGCTCATCCCCATCATCTACCTGGCGATGGACCAGGTCGCGCGGGAGCTCACCGGGTTCATCCCGTCGGTCTACCGCAACTCGAGCGCCGAGAAGGCCGGCAAGGACCAGACGGTCCGCTACCCGATCAGCGCGCCGGTCGTCGGCGAGAACATCACTCCCGGCGATAATCCGGCCGATTCCGGGGATACCACGGAAGAGTACGCGGACATGACCATCTCAAAGGCCCGCGCCTTCCCCGTCCGCATCACCGGAGAGGACTATAAGACCCTCGATACCCAGCCGGGCCTCTACGATCTCATCATGCAGGACCGCTTCGCGCAGGCGATCCGCGCGGCCGTCAATGAGATAGAGGCCGACCTCGCTGCACAGGCCGCCTACGCCTCGCGCGCCTACGGTACGCCCGGCACCACGCCCTTCGGCAGCTCCCTCGCCGACATCGCGGCGGTGCGGAAGATCCTCAAGGACAACGGTTGCCCGGACGGGGATCAGTCCCTCGTCATCGACACGGCCGCCGGCCTCGCCATGCGCTCCCTCGCTCAGTACATCGAGGTCGACAAGGCCGGTAGCGATCAGGGCCGGCGCAACGGCGTCCTCCTGCCGCTCTTCGGCATGGACGTCCGCGAGTCCGCCGCGGTCATCGAGCATACGAAGGGAACGGCCACCGGCCTCGACATCAACCACGTAGGCGGCTACGCCGTGGGCGACAAGACACTCCTCGTCGATGGCGGAGATGCCGGGACCGTGCTCCAGGGCGATATCGTGACCTTCGCCGGGGACACGAATAAGTACATCATCCTGTCGGCCACCGCATCGGGCGCTGCGAGCGGCAACGTCGTCCTGGCCAAGCCCGGCCTGCGCAAGGTCGTGGCGGACGCGGTCGAGATGACGATCGGTAACACCTACCGGGCGAACCTGGCCTTCCACCGCTCCGCTCTCCACCTCGTGACCAGGGCCCCGGCCTCCCCGAGGGAGGGCGACTCCGCCCTCGATGTGACGACGATCACCGACCCCGTGAGCGGCCTGACCTTCGAGGTACGCGCCTATGCGCAGTACCGCCGGGTCAAGTACGAGGTCGCCATTGCCTGGGGCACGAAGATGGTCAAGCCGGAGTTCGCGGCCATCCTGGCCGGCTAAGGCAACGGGGCGGGGCATACGCCCCGCCCATCCTCATTCCAGGAGCCTGAAATGGCGGATAGCGTCGAGACCATCAAGATCGTCAAAGACAACGGCCGAACGGGTTACGCGATCATCAACAAGTCCGACTTCAGCCCGAAGATCCACAAGGAATTCAAGGACAAGTCGGCGCCGGATACTGGCGTCCAGGCCCGCGCCGCGCGCAAGGCCCTCGAGGAAGAGGCCGTCACGCTCAAGATCGGGACCGCCGAGGACATCGTGAAGATGCCCGACGAGGCCCTGGCGGCCGCCATCGCGAAGGCGAAGGCGACCTCCTAAGGCCGAGGGCATGAGGCAAGAAATACTGAAGGGCGGGGCCGATGGGCTCCGCCTTTCGCTCACCGAGCACGGCCGCGCGGTCGTTCCTTCCGCATGCTCGGCCCGGATCGTCCACCTCGGGACGCTCCTCGAGCAGGGCGCGGCCGCCGGGGGGATATATACCCCCGGCGCCGCGACCGTCGGGCAGGTCCGGCAGGACGTCGCCATCGAGTGGACCTATACCGTCTCGGGCGAGGCACGGAAGCACGTCGAGCTCTTCGACGTCGTCCTCTTCAAGCTCTACCCCATGGCCTCGGAGGCCGACCTGCTCAATGAAGCTCCATCCCTGGTCGAGTCCGCGAGGATCCACCGAGGCACCGTCTCGAGCGCCTCCGCTGCCGGTATCATCGATTCCGAGCTGATCGGCGATATCGAGGACTATACGGGCGCCGTGCTCACCATGCGCTCAGGAGCCGACGCGGGCTCGCAGTACATCATCACCGGCTTCACATCATCGACAGGCGAGCTCGCCTTCACCCCTTCCCATACTCCCGTCGCTGGGGACGTCTACACCATCCGCAAGAGCTTCCAATTCGCGCTCGATACGGCCTGGGGAAACATCTACGACCGGCTCATCCTCGCTTGCTCCAATGCACCCGGGGGGATCGGCGATCGCGCCTCGCGGCCGTACCTCATCATGACCCCAGATCGCCTTAGGCGGCCGCAGATCCTCAGGGCTCTAGAGATCATCTTCCGGGGGATCGCCGACGATCAGAACGGCGCCGACTGGGCGCGGGCCGACTATTACGCCAAGGAATACGAGGCGGCCTGGTCGGGGATCCGCCTCGTATTCTCCTTCGACTCCGATAGTTCGGAGCCGGTAGCCGAGAGCGAAAGCTCGGTGCAGTTCGGGTTCCATCGATGATCGCCACCATCTGGACGTCAATCGTGGCCGCCATGCAGACGCTCGGCTACGTCCTGGACAAGTCCGACAGCGATTCTCTCCAGGATCACCGCTATTCAATCAAGCTCCCTTCCTCCGCGCGCGACGATCGCACATCACAGTTCGCGAAGACTCGGATCAAGCGCGACGTCCGTATTCGTCTGCAGTTCAAGGATAGGAAGGACACCTATTTTCAGCGCGACGTCGAGACCGAAGTGGAGAAGGTGGCCACGGCCCTCCGATCCACTCTTCTTTATGAAACCTCCTCCCACGAAGAGCGGGCCGGGGGCCTGGTGGTCGAGATTCAATTCTCGGCGACCGACAGCATGAGCTAAGGAGGCCATCATGGCCGGAGCCAGCGCCCTATCCGGGCGGAATATGTGGTTGGGGCTCGGGAAGCAGGCGGTCAAGAATACGGCTGTTGCCCCTACGAAGTATTTCGAGGTCACCGAGATCTCGGGGATCCTCGAGGAATACGAGACGAAGAAGTCCGACCGTCGTGTAGGTTCGCGATTCAAGCCGCTAGGGCGCAAGACCAACAAGAAGGTCCCCCTCAGCTTCTCCGTCGAGGCGAATCCCGAAAATGTGGGGCTCATCCTGAAGCTCGCCCTCGGTGCCGAGGTAGTCGCGGCCGCGGGCGCGGCCTACCAGCATACCTTCAGCCTCGCCGAAGAGCTCCCCTATTTCACGGCGGTCGCCTCGTCCGCGGATGTTGCGAGCTCTGCGGCCGGCGAGACGGTCCACCAGATCATCAATTGCAAGGTCGTCTCGATTAAGATCGACGCGACTACGGATGACGTTATCAAGATCGCGATCGAGGCGATCGGGACGGCCCGGTCAGCTGTCGCGGCCGCCACCTTCACGCCCGACTTCCCCGATGCTGATCCCTTCTTCGCCAAGGCCGAAGAGGGACAGGCGAAACTCGAGATCGGCGCCGCCGTCGCCTCACTCGCAGAGTTCGACGAGGCCAACGAGTTCCACCTCTCGATCTCCAACGGCGTCGCGACCGATATGCGCATCGACAACACGGATTCGGCGTTCGCCCTGCGCGAGGGTGACTCCGAGATCACCGGCAACATGAAGGCCATGTATAACCGGAACACGCTCACGGAGATCGAGGCCTTCCAGGCAGGAACACAGCGCGCCATCCGCTTCACCGCGACGAGCGAAGAAGAGGCGGCCTCGGGTTATTATTTCACGCTCATCTTCACGGCCGACAAGGCGAAATACTCGGGCGCTCCGGCCTCATGGGACCCCGACGTCATCTCAGCCGATGCGGCTTTCGAAGTCGAGAAAACGACGAGCTATCCGATCATCAGCCTCGTCAACGCCGATGCGGCGGAATACTAGGAGGTCGTCATGGCCGAACCGGTCAAAGTCAAGATCAAGGGAATACGAAACGTTGCGCCGCAGGAGGTCGACCTCTCGAAGTTTTTCGAGGGATTGGCCTTCGTCATGATCAAGCCGCTTCCTGTTCCGGCCCGGGCGAAGATCCAGGAGCTCATGACCAATGGGACGCGTTATGCAACGAAGCAGAGCAAGAAGTCGCTCGACATCAACGCGATCGAGCAAGCCATGCCGGCGGAAACGGTGCTCGAGATCCGCAAGGTCAAGCTCGCCGAGGGCGTCGTCGAGCACAACCTCGTCAATGAGGAATCGGGCGAGAAACTTCCCTGGAATGAAGCAACCTGGGACGCGCTCGACGAAGCCAATCCGTCAATCCTATCGAAGGTCATCGACGCGATCACTGAACTTACCTATCCCGACGACGAGGACGGGAAAGACCCTACTTAGCCGACGCGGAGAAAGCAGAAATTCGGGCAGCTGTCGCGGCCGCTCTCGACAAGAGCAAGCCTGAATATCGCGTCGGATCTGATTCATATAGGGCGGTTGGGAAATGGGGGTTCTATGTCGATGCATTCAGCGCGACGTGCAACCCCGACAACATGAGTTTTCAACTGAGCCCCCTCGAGTATATGGAGGCTCTACGGAAAGAGCCAAGGCTGATGGCGATCTTGCGCGTGGTACAAGACGAGATGCGCGTAAGGCTCGCTCCGAAGCCAAAGGCTGGGAAGATCGGAAGCGGGATCCAGAATGGTAATCGGGCGCCGGGAATTCAAGATCGTCATGTCGCTCGACGACCAAACTAGTCGCGAGCGCGAGAAGCTCAATCAGAGCCTCGGGAATACTCACCGCGCCTCCAAGAAAATGAAAGACGAGGCGAACCAGTCTATCGTCGAAATCGCGAAATCATCCAAGCAGCACATGGAGGGGATCAAAGCAGTTCTCGAGCTCGGCGGCTGGCTCATGATGGCGCGCCAGGTCGGGAAAGCCTTTATGGACATCACAGCCGAGGCTCGCAAGAACTCGACGGCCTTCAAGGAAGCCGGCGCCGCCCTCGACGTTATGAAAGGGCAGATCGGTTCGAGCCTCGTGAAGGCTCTCGAACCGGTCGCAAAAGGCTTCACGTCGCTTCTCACCTATGGCACGGCCGTCTTCAAGAATTTCCCCGAGGTTGCAAAAGCGACGTTCGATTTCGTCGGGGCCATCATTAAAAAAACCTTCACGTGGGATGGGATCAAGAACCTCTTCGTCACAATCGGCGAAGGCATAATCACGATCTTCCGTGCGTCGTTCGAATACATCCCGAAGCTCTTCACGCAGATGATCCAACTGCTTCTAAATCCAATATATCGATTCGGCGAATATGTCGCCGAAGTCCTCGCGAAGGCCTTCGCCCTTAAGTTCGACGAGATCGAGACGCCCGGGTCGTTCATGGCGCGGATCGCCACCGAACAGACTGAAAAGATGGGCGAAATCGTGAAGGGCGCGAAAGATTACGTCATGACGCAGGCAGCTAACGTCAAAGCAGCAGCAGCAAACGTCGCCGAGCTCTACGCACCCGAGGGCAAAGAATACGCGAAGCGATTGAACGGAATCCTCGCGCCCGATATCGCGGAATTTCAAAAGGCCACATCAGAACAAGTAAAGAAAAACGAAGGAACTACTACCGGGACGGGCGTTCTCGACTCATGGCAGATGAAACTAATGCAGCAGACCGAAGATCGATTGAAGATCCTCGATCTCGAGCGCATACAGGCTCTCGCATCCCTACAAGAACAACTCAAAGATACCGAACAGCTTCGGCAGGCCGAGGCCCTAGTCAATCAATATTATGACGCCGAAACGCTTAAAGCGAAAAAAGATGCGGCGAATGAAGCGCTCAAGACAGAGATTCAGAAAAATGCAGCGATAGCGGCCGCTGATGCCGAAGCGCGGAAGCTCGCGCTCGAAGCCGCGCGGAGCTCCGCGGAGCAGGCGCGATCATCGAACCTCCAAGGGAAGAACGGACTCGGGGCCGCGGTACGCGAAAATCTTTCGGGCACTGAGGTCATGAGCCCCGCCGGGGATCTGCTTACGTCGATCTTCTCAAAGCTTGGCGCCTTCCTCCCGTCAGTCTCGAATCTAATCGCGCTTCTCAATCCGCTCCAGACCATTATGTCCGCGGCCTTCGAAGTCCTCGAGCCGCTGCTTAACAATCTACTCGCTCCGCTCGTCGGGATTCTGAAGATCATCGGCTATACGATCGGGAAACTTCTAGCTCCGGCTCTCGAAATTCTTCGGCCTATCATCGAAGCAATCGCGACACTCTTCGTGTGGGTATACAACAAGATCATCGTCCCCATCTACAACGGCATCATGTATGTCTTCAACATGATCTATAACGGATTCGCCGCGTTCGTGAATGCCATCCTCGAGATAGTAGACGCCATTCCCTTCGTCGACGTTGGGCGAGTCAGCTACCGCTCTGCGGATCAGGGATTCCTCAGTGAAATATCTCTCGACACGGTCGCCAGTGCAGGATCCACAAGTTCATCTGGTGGTAGTGCTTCTTATTCTGCCGGCACCAGCGTGGTTATCGAAAGCCTCGAAATCAACGTAGGAGTCGTCGCAGGCGATGAGGCCATGGACGACTTCTCCCTGATGGTGCGCGACCACATCGCCGAACTCTCGGGCCTGGGGCGATAGCATGGCGACGTATAAGGTCGAAATAGATCTCGGAGTAGGGCCGATCGACATCACGTACCTGGTCAGGCCCGAATCGATAAAGCGCCGCCTTGAGATTCACAACTCGCTAAGCCCTACGACCAATACCTGCAAATTCACGATCGCCCCCGATGCGGCGATCTATGCGACGCTCCTCGCAGGCGAGTCAGACATCCTCTGCACAATCACGAAAGACTCCTCCCCGTTCTTCTATGGGCTAATCCAGCGACTTCCTCAGACCTCAGTGCGGTCCCGGCTCGAGGACATGCAGCTCGTGGCCTATGATCATTCGATCGTCCTGAAGCGGAATATAGAGGAGACCTATAAGAAAACTTCCAGCACCGTTTCGACGATCGTCTATGAGGTCCTAACCCTTGCGGGGATTTCCCGTCAGGCTATCGATTCTATTCCCAAGACGATCGACGCGATCAATTATGTAGCGGGATCTATCACCTATGAGGAGCTGATCCATAAGGTCCTCTCATCATTCGGATATGTGCTCTGGTTCAACGAAAGCGGCTATGCCCAGACATTCCTTCTCTTCCCCAGCGCCACGGTCCCAACCAGGACCTATCAAACCGGAGAATCCGGCAACGTCATTGATGAGCTGAAAATCGCTCGAAAGCAGCGACGCTATGGCGGTGCGCGGGTCGAATTCTACAAGCATAAGACCAAGACGAATGCTATCGTCTTCTCAGACGGAACGAACGCCGGGACACTGAACAAATGCAATATCGACCTGACAGAATACGACGGAATCTACCCTCCGCGCGACGATCCCGATACGCTCGTCTATAGCGATTACGCAATCTCAGGCGAGACGATCCTCGGCACGTCCGGCGCCTCCTTATCTTGGAATGGAACCGGGGGAGTGACCGAGCATTTCGTTGACGACGGGCTACGCGGCGAGATCAAGATGACCGGGACAGGGATCATCACGCGGCTCGATGTCTTCGCTACCTCCGTGATTCTGCGCGGGAGCAAGGTGATAAAGGAGTCGATCATCGCGGGCCTCAGCGAAGAGCTCGAGGTCTTCGAGTCGGAGTTCATCACCACCGACGAGGACGGTGACTTCCTCGTCTCAGGTCGCGCGGCATATTGGGCAAATTCAGGCATTACACATTCATTCGTGACCGAGGACCTTGCGACCGCAGGATCGATCATCACACTAATCGATTCGAATCTGCTTCTGAATATGATCGCGCTCGTGGTGGCTATCGAAGATGATGACCTAGGGCAGCAGGTCGTGTACTGCGAAGCCCTGGAGCCGTATGTACCCGCGGGCAATATCACGACATCAGGCTTCGAAGGAGCCGCGCCCGAGGAAACCCTCGGCGGCGAGTCGGCCCAGGCGCTCGCCGCCATGTCCTATATCTACAACCACGACGTTCCCCCATCAAACAACGTGACCAACCTCGCCTTCACGTCGGAGAACAACGCGGACGGCTCGGTCGACGTTCGCGCCTCATGGGATTATGAGCAGGGTGATGTCGAAGCCGACGGCTTCCTGATCTACTACAAGTCCGACCTTTCGGCGCCGAGCGCGATAGACCTCTTCCATTCGCCTGCGAAGTACGTCCCGGCATCAACTCGAGAAATAACCCTGACGGCTCTGTCGGCTCGGTACGGCGGCGCCGGGGCCGCGACGCGGCACTACCGCTTCGCCGTCGTCGCGGTGGGCGCGCGGAAGAGCGGATCTATTCCCCACGCTGACGGCGTCGTCGAGGTTGCAGGGTGGATTGATAAGACCTTCAATCCGACCTTCGACGCCGCAGAAGGCGGGGCAACCTTCTCTATCGAGGGCCAGTCCCTCGTCTGGCGCAACTCGACCACGGGCGTTGAGCTCGCGCGGATTCGGAACGACGTAGCCCTCTCCATGCTCAAGGCCTCCAACCTCGCCGCGCTCGTTCGGTACAGAGGCTCGTGGGTCGCAGGGTCCTGGGGATCGCCGTCGACGATCGAATCGACGACAACAATGAATAACAAAGAGGTGAAGCTCGACGACGGATCAATCGTCTGCGTTTACTTAAGCACGGCGGATTCTGCATTAAGGCAGAAAATCAGAAGCGCTGCAGGAGTCTGGGGTAGCTACACGTTAGTCAAAACGCTCGCGGCCGCCTCTGATGCGACATATATCTCGCTCGCAAAACTTCCCGACGGCCGCCTAATTCTGTTTTACTCGGGGGTATCAGGGACCCTGAAGGAAATGATACGTGGAACTGATGGAGTCTGGCAGGATTCTATCGACACTACGCTGACGGGAATAATAAAGCACGACGCTATAGCTCTCGGGGCAGGTGGCGTTCTTTTGACGTATACCGACGCGAGCAATAATTTAGTTGAGCGCGTCAGGTCCGAAGCCGGAAGCTATGGCTCTCCAATAACTATTGACTCAAGTGGACTGCTCGGATGGAACGGAACTTGTGATCTTGGTGATGGACGAATCATTGTTGTCTATTCGCTGGGGACATCGATAGTACAGCGGATTCGCTCAACGGATGGAACATGGGGATCCTCCTCGTCCGTTGGCACAATTTCGAACGGAATCACGTCGGGCATTGACATAACCCTGCTGCCTGACGGTGGTATTATTTGCGCCACAATCCGGGCAAGCTCCTACGCCGTTCTCGTAGCTCAAATGACCTCGGGAGGAACCTGGGGCAGCTTTACTGTTATTGGATCGGACGCCCCGTGGGGTGGAATTCAGATCGCCGTTTTGGACAGCGGCGGTCTCGTCTTGACCTATCCGCTCAATTCAAACAGCTATCTTCGCCAGAATCTCGACACGTCTGCATTTTCCGCCATCCCCATCAAGGACGACTATGCCTATGTCGGTGCGGGCATCGAGGAGCTCGGCCAGAATTCGAACGGAACATATATCAAACTCAGCGAAGGGACGCTGATTCAATTTGGGAAGCCTGTTATTGCTAATGGCGCGACGGTCACATTTCCAATGTCATTTTATGCTGTGCCTGAATATTGTCGTATAGGCATAAACAACGACTCGTCTAATCCTTTGGTATCGCAAGCATACCCAATAACAGCAACGGGCTTCACAGCAAACCTCAGATTCGCTGCTGGCACAGCATGCCCCTCCGTGACTACGGCGTGGCTCGCAATAGGACGGTGGAAATGAAAATCAAATACTCCCCGTGCAAGTGGAATCCTAACGCGGCGGCCAGCCTCCCGTCGGGAACGTTGCCCGATACCGTCATCGAATACGTCGACGAGAACACGATCACGATCGATGGTGAGCCGCAGGAATTCCCCATTGATGCCGTCGCCTTCCCTGGAATAGCAGAGGCATCGGAAGGCCGGATCCTCGAAGCCCGCCGCGAGTCCGGCGAGCTCCTTCTCGGCGCAAGGCGATTTTATACGCGGTCCTGCGCGGCCTGGGACACGGGGTACTATCAGGCCACTGGGCCGGGGGCCGCTCCGTGAAGTACGAAGGCAAGACGCAGGCCCAGGTCGACGCAGAAGCCAAGAAGGCCAAGGCCGAGGCGGAGCTGGCCTCCGCGAAGAGCGAGGCGGCTGCTCTGAATCTCGACGCGCTGCGGCCTCTTATCGCGATCGCCGCGGGGACCGCAACGGACGAGGATATCGCCAAGCTTAAAGAAATCGATGGAATGCTCGGGATCGTCCGCGGAACGATCCGAGCGAAGACGCCGGACCTTGGAGGCTGACATGCTCGACACCCTGCCCGAAATCATCGCCGCCGGTACGTTCTTACTCCTCGCCCTCCTGCTTATCCTGCGGTTCGCCTCACGCGGCGGCCGCGTCAAGACGCCTGTCGCGGAGCTCGCGGGTATAAGCGAGCCCGCACCGCAGAGCGCAGATACAGTGACAATTCTCGCGAAGCTCGAGGAAATGAACAAGGAGCGCAAAGCGGCACGCGAACAGGCGGCGGAGAAAGAGAAGAACAACGAACGGCGGTGGAAGAAAAATTTTACCATCCTCGACGCGATGGCCTCCTCCATGCTCGCGAACGGGATTGGAAATGGCGAACTCACGACTGCGCGCGATTTAATCGCAGAATGCAAGGACGACCAGGTTGAGCAGCTCATCGAGCAGGGAGGTGGATCATGATCCGCGGCGCGCGCTACTGGAACGATCGGACGCGGTACTGCGTTCAGACGAACAACCCGACCGAGGAGCAGCTGCGGAAGCACGGCACCGGATCCTGGCTCGAGACCTGCGGCCCGACCGCGGCCGTCAACTGCCTCGGCGCCCTCGGTGTGAATCTGGCGATCGTCACCCCGGGCGGCTATGTCCCGCAGCCCGAGGAGGTCCTCGCGGACTGGTTCAACGATCCGGCCAACTACCAGATTCTTCGCGCTGCCCGGCCCGACGTCGACCCGGCCGCGACCCCGTCCAACCGCGTCCCCCAGGACTACCCGCCCGCGGTCAGGGCGGTCTTCGGGGCGCAGGGGGAGTACTCCGAGTCGGCGACCTGGGCGCACGTGGCGGGATGGCTCAAGGAGGGCGCCGCCGTTCAAATTTGCCTAGCCTCGCCAGGGCACTACCTCGCGGCCGTGGCCTATGGCGAGCTGACCGATGAGTTGCTTTACCACGACTCATGGCCGGCCCGCGTCGGCGGGGATGGCTTCTGCAAGCGAATGAAGTCGGACGAATACCTGCGCAGCGTCAAGAATTTCTGCATCGTCTATCGGGCCGCATAGCCCGGAAGGAGTTGATATGGACCTTGGAAGCATCGCTCTCGCTATGGCCTCGTGGATCCTCGGGGCGGTCATCGTCGTAGGGATTATGCAGACGGCCAAGAACGCTTTGCCGGCACTAGAGGGCGCCCAGGGATGGGTCAAGACCCTGATCGCCGTGGCCCTAGCCGTCGGTGTCGGGCTTGCGCGCTACATCGGCGTCGAGATCAAGCCCGCCGAGGGCCCGCTCTGGACCTGCTTGGGGATCGTCGCAGTCTCGCAGACCTGCTATGAGGCCATCTACCGTGGCCTCCTGAAGCGGGGCGCAGCTTTCGCCGACGGCGAGCCCCCCGCAGCTACGGGGAGCAACAGGGCGGCCGGCGGGGGCGGGGCGTGAATGCGCGTAGGCTTGTGGCTTGTCTTGCTTGTACTCTGCTGCTCGGCGCCTGCATCGGCGCAGGTGGCTACTACCTCGCCACCCGCGGCGAGCTATCCGATCTACGAGAACGAGCTGACACGCTGTCTCGCGATTTCGACCAGGCTCGCGCAGATTTCCTCGGAGCTCGAGCTGAAGCTGTCGGCCTCCGAGGAGACCTCGACGCGGCTAACGACCGAACTCGAAGCGTTGAAGACCGAGCTGTCCGAGCTGAGGGCGACGCTCGAGTCCTCTCAGGCGCGCTCAGCGAAACTCGAGGAAGCAATCAAGAAAGCGGAAGCCTCGCTCGCGAACTCGGAGACATCCTTAGAGGAGTACAAAACCGCGGCCCTGTCGAATGAGCGGAAGCTGAAGCGGGATCGCTGGGCCTGGGGCGGGGCAGGCGCCGCCGCTGGCGCCCTGGCGGCCCTGCTGGCTGCGGCCGCGCTCGGCGCATTCAGATAATTTTGCACCATGACTTCCCTCGAGCTCACTGCCGTTTAGCAGTGAGAAACGAGATGTGGCAATGGCACGATTTTTGGCTTTTCTTATATGTTAGAGATTTTTTCTTTTTCTGTTCTTGACACCGTGTAGCAGAGCCACTATATCCTGGATATGTCCTGGGGGCACATGCCGTTGGCATGAAAAAGCCCCAGGAGAGGTGAGACTCTCCCAGGGCTACGTTTTAATGCGACTTGCGTCGCGGCTTACAATCCCATTTTGCGCGTGCGTTCTCGGCGAGTCAAGCGGAAAAGTGCGGATTTTCACGGATTTACAGAAGTATGTGCAGCCTTGCATCTTTCCCCGGTATTCGGATGAGTATTATCGCGTGAATAAGGACCAACGGCGCAAGTCCCGAAGGGGGCTCGCCTATGGGCAGGCTATGGACCCGAGAGGAGCTTCTTGCGATCCTTGAAATCGAGAAGCTCAATGGACCGCTGACCTATCAACGGCCGAGGGATGTAGAAGATTTATTCTACAACCTCACCGGAATGTACAGGGCCAGCGGATGCATCTACATGGCTTATAAGCGCTTAAAGAAAGGCTTGTATGACCACCTACTCGAAGGGGTAGTGGCGTAG